TGTGCAACTAGACAACGGCACCGAGATTCTGTTCTGCACATCGAATGGAAGGCCGAAGCAGGGCATTCAACTTCACCTCGCACACTTCGACGAGGAAATCGAGAACAAGATGTGGTTCGAGGAGACGCTTCCTCGTCTGCTTCGGTTCAATGGAATCTTCATGTGGTCAGCCACGCCTCAGTCGTCAACGCCGCAGTTCTACGAGTTGCACAAGCGGGTGCTTGCAGGCGAAGAGGGCATCAGCGAATACACGCTGCTGATCGATGACAACCCATACATCCCAAGGGCCGCAAAAGACGCGCTCTTCCGAGACTATCAGGCGCTGGGCGACGACGTTCTGCAGGTACGCTGGTACGGCAAGTATGCAATCCAAGGCCGCGCCGTGTACCCGACGTTCTCGAAGACCAATCACGGCACGCACTCATTCGAGCCGCCTGACGACTGGATGCGTGTGATGGTAGTTGACCCAGGATCGCAGTATGCCGCCGCACTGTTTGGCGCGATACCGCCATCGTGCGATGCCCTGCACATCTACAACGAGGTCGAGTGCCGCAACGAGGATGCCGCTCAGCTAGCTCGCCGGTGCGCTGAAATCTGCAAGGGACACCGGTTCGAGGCGTTCTTAATCGACAAGCAGGCCGGTGGCCAGCGGTCGATGGGCCGGTCTAATCGTGTGTGCGACCACTATACAGAGTGCTTCGAGTCGTCTGGAATTCGCCCCTGCCGCATGACTGGCCACGGTTGGACCTGGGCGTGCAATGTGCCGGAGAGTCGCGAGATGTCGGTCAAGCGAATGATGAACACCGGCAAGCTCAAGTTTCACCTGGAGCGTGTGACCAAGACCTGCGATCAGGTCACTGCCCGCTACTACGACAAGCGCAACACCGCTCGCCGCGAGAGCCGAACGGTCCACGACTTGTGCGATTGCCTAGAGTACATGTGCGCTTTCTTTGACGAGAAGGGTCTGTACTACAACGCACCGCCGTCATCCACAGTAGCCCTGACTCCGCAGGATTTGCGCGTTTACAAGGAGTTTGAGAAGCGAAAGAAGATTCGCTCGTCCACCAGGTGGCTTAATACTGACGATAGTTGATGATATAACTAAGCATTCCACTTTCCACGGAGACTCCACGCAATGACCGATTTTACGCATCTCAAGGGCCAGACTGTTGATTATTCACCGCATCCGGGCTACGGCACGTACTTCCCTGCGTTGGTCGTGCATGCAGGCGATGAGACTCTTGAGTGCCTCGTTTGGAACTGGGACGGCGCTAGCATCAAGGCTACGCCTCGCTCTGGTGTACGCCACGAAGCGGACGAAAAACTGAAAGACCCTGTGTTTTTGAACAACCTGATCGCTGACGGCGAAGGCGGCGTGTTCCGCATCGCAATCAAGGATCAGGACGTTGAGAGGCGGCTGCAAGCGTTGGAGGCTGCTATGACCAGCCAAACGCTAGCACCTGCGAAAAGCGTTCGAGTTGACACCACTGGCTGGCGTGATGCCGAGACTCGTGGTGAAAGCTTGACTCCAAAACAAAAGGCTGAAAAGGCGCTCAGTAACTAATGTCGACAACTCTCATCAACATTACCAAGCGTTGGGTGGAGTTGCTGAAGGTCGCTGGCAAGCACAAGTACGACAAGTTCGGTCGTGCTGCTGAAGATGCCATGCGGTTCTACAGCGACGACCATGCTTTCATGTATGATGAGGCGTACTCGGCAGGCTCTCGTGGACTGAGAGTTAAGTTTCAAGGCGACAACGGCGCTGGGTTCAAGGCAACGGCGAACCTAGTGTCGAACATGGTGGAGATTTTCCTGCCGGTCTTGTACCACAGGAATCCAAACCGTGTGGTCAATGCCCGCAGACCGAACCTGCCAAAGTCGCTGCTTGCCAAGTATCAGTACGCAAAGATGCTTGAGCAGGCCACTGCCGCTGCGCAGCAGTACGGCATTGATCCGCAGATGGTTTCCCAGATGATTCCGCCGCCAGCGGTGGTGGATCAGCAAGACAACCCGAAGGAGATGGAGGACGAGATTCGCGCTCGATTGATCGAGTGGGTCTTGAACTACTCTCCAGGCGAGGTCAATCTCCGCGACAGCGCGCGTACGGCAGTTTGCGAAGCGTTGATTAAAGGCATGGGCTGCCTGTGGTGTGAATTGTTCGGTGAGGGCAATAGCAAGGTTGGCGGTCTCGGGTTCACATCCATTGACCACATCCTGATTGACCCTGATGCCGAGAGCGTCAACGATGCCAAGTGGATTGCCCGTCGCCGCGAGCGACCAGTCCATGAGGTGGAGGACGAGTTCGGCTACAAACGCGGAGACCTCAAGGCCCAGAAGTTCTCGCAAAGCTCCGAGGCTGATGCGAGCAATCGCGAGGACTTGTTCGCTGCCAAGCACAAGAGTACGGACACGATTGTGTACTATGAAATCTACTCGCGAATGGGAGTTGGCCACCGTGTCAAGGCATCGCTACAGAATCAGGATGTGGAGAAAGAAAACGAAGCCCTCGACAAGTTCGGTGCAAACGTATTCCTTGCGGTCTCGCCGGATCATGAGTATCCGCTGAATCTGCCAGAGTCGGTAGTTAATAACCCAGAGGCCGATGTCACTGACGAAGTGGTTCGACGGATGGAGTGGGCATCGCCATTCCACCAGAACACATCGAATCCGTGGCCGTGCGTGCTACTTGGCTTCCATCCAGTACCGCGTTCGCCGTGGGCTATGGCGCACATCACGCCAGCGATGGGCTACCAGAAGTGCATTAACTGGATTCTGTCGTTTATCATGACTCGAATCCGCATCACGAGCCGACAGTTCATCGTAGTGCCAAAGAACCTTGAAGAAGAGATCAAGAATCGCATCCTGCATGGCGGCGACCTTGAGCTACTTGAGATCGAGAACAGCCACCCAGGCACGGTCAACCAGCTTGCTGACTTCCTGAAGATGCCGGAAGTCAACGGCGAACTGTGGAACCTGCTCGGCGTGCTGAAGCGAGAGTTCGAGGACGCCACTGGCGTTACTGAACTCAATATGAGCGGTCGCACGAACTTCCAAATGCGGTCTGCCGCTGAGGCCACTGTGCGTCGAGAGATGCTCAGTGTGCGACCAGAGGATATGGCCAACATCGTCGATGACTGGATGAGCGCCGGTGCCAAACTGGAGGCGATCATGGATCGCTACCTGCTGGCAGCCGAAGACGTTGCTCCAGTGTTTGGCGAAGCGCCGCCGCAGATGATCGACATGGGCGGCGGTATGGTGGTCCCAGGCGCAATGGGTCCGTTCACACAGTTGTGGATGGAGCTTGTGTCTACGGACGACATCGACAAGATTACATCGGAGATGGAGTACCGCGTTGAGTCTGGCTCGGCCCGCAAGCCGAACCGAGATCAGCAAGTGCAGGACATGGAGAAGTGGACGCAGATTCTGCTGCCAGCTTATATCGGACTGTGGCAGCAGACTGGCGACCCGACTGCCATGAACAACTTTATTTCAATGGCCGGTGAAGCCAGCACGATGAAGGGCTGGAACAACATGCTGGCCCCTGACTTACGCCAACAAGGACCACCTCCAAATGGACCACAACCTGTACCAGAAGGCCCTGAACAACGGATGCAGCCCGGCCCTGGCGGAGATGCTGGCATGCCGCCAAGCTCCGGGCTCTAAGACTGAATCAATGACTGGCGTCGCCAGTGGAAACCCGTTCCCTGACATGCCTGAATCGCTACGCCAAAAGTACATTCGCGAAGCTCGCGCAATGGGCATTGAGCCAAATGGCAAGCGGTACATGGCAAGCTTGGTTCGGGAAGGTTACTCCACGAAGTTTGACCCGCAGGCATTGGTGGACAACTACAGTGACGCAAAGAACGTGTGCGCAAAGAACGGCTGGAAGATCGAAGGCAAGGTGAACTACACGCCTCCGTTGATCTCGGTCGAAGACAGGCCGTACGAGATTGCGCCGGACATCCTGGCCAGAGAAGTCAATGCGGTCGAAGGATTCAAGGAATTGAAGCCGAAGGAAAAGGCAGATGTGGTTGAGAAAACACGCGATCGCCTTAACGGAGCCATGCGGTAATGGCAACAGCAAAGTTCTCAGACTTCACTGCAGTACTCGGCTCCAACCTAGCCAGCGGCGACTTGCTGCTTGTGAGCCGGGTTGGCGGCAGTACATCAGCAAAGCTGTCGATGAGCGAGCTTCGCAGCTACCTCGACGGATTCTATTCAGTGCTGGCGCACACGCACGCTGCTGCGGCCATCTCTGGCCTGGGTTCCGCAGCGACTGTCTCGGCAAGCACCTTCGCCGCTGCCTCGCACACTCACTCGACTGGCGATATCACCGGACTTGGTTCCGCAGCAACCGTCTCGGCAAGTACATTTGCAAACGCAAGCCACACGCACGCATTTAGTGATGTTGGCGTGGGCACGACCAGTGGCGTTGGCTTTGGCATGAGTGCTGGAAGCTCGACCTCTGGCGGTGCCGTGCTTAACATCCAGGGCGGCACGGTAGGCAAAGCGATTGAGACGTTTGACGAAACGAATACATCGAGGTTCTCCGTCAGTACTTACGGAACAGTTACCGGAAGGGTGCTAGTTTCGAGTGTGACTAGCGGAAACGCTCCACTAACGATCA